ATTCTATCCATTATAAAAGCAACTGCTTTCTTTAGTTTTTCTTTTGCCTCAGCTATTGTCATATGTATTCCAACTGTAGCAAATATACTTGGAAGGGGTAATAATAGTAAAAAATTTATTATTATTTTTAATACTTTTACGACTACAGTTACTATCTGCACTATAGATCTAGCTTTTGATATAACTTGTAATATTTGTTGTACAACTTTATTTAATTTACTAGCGCCTTTTTGTATGTCTCTTACTACACTTTCTATTTTTTTAGGATCTATTATCTTATTTAATTTTTGAATAGCTTCTGCTACTTTTCCACCTAAAATAGTATCTGCTAAAGATATTAAATTAGCTGGGGTTTCTAATCCTTGTATTAATATACAAATTGCTTTTGTTTTATCTATATACTTTAGAATTTTTTGTATATCTTCATTAGGCAAATTTCTTGGATCAGTATATTGATTAAAAAAAGATGTAGCTACATTTATGTAATTGCTATATGTAGATAATTGCGGGAAAGTATCATTAAGAGTTGGATCATTAAATAAATCATCTGTTGCTGTAGTTATTTGATTTATCTCTTCAACTATTTTTATTATTGTTTTTTGTAGCTTTGAGATATTATCTGGATTTTTTGGATTTGTAACCTCTTCAGCGCCGCCATAAAAATCATCTATATACCCTTGTATTTTATACGCAGCATATTGCAATTGCCATTTTCTTCTTCCTAAAGTAGTTTTTTGTTGACTTTTATCATTAGGATTGAATTTTTTTCCTCCTGGTATTTGATTAATTACATAACTTGCTAACGCACAAAAATCTACAGACGCTAATAAATTTATTAACGGAAGAATACCATAATCTAAAGGCTTGAATTTAGTAGAATCTCCTGCTTCAGGATTTCCATATACAGCTCTATCGAAATATTTATCTGCTATTTTAACATATCCTACAAATATAGCAGTTAATTTATTGAGTCCCTCTGCAGTTGTTCCACCATTTGATTCTTTAAGTTTTCTAAGAGTTTTTTTGTTTTGTTTAATTCTTTTTGCTTCTGCCTCAGGAGAAAAATAATCTTGAACTGATTTTGGTTGGATAATTTGAGCATTAGAAGTTGCTTGATTAGATTGAATTAAAGACGGAGCAGTAGCTTGAGATGGTGGCAATTTCCGTGGAGGAGTAGCTACAACCACGACTGGGGTTAGGGTTTGATATTGAGGATTTTCAGGCATTATCTAGTAAAAGTGGTGTTAGATAAAATATAATTTGGTCCACTTGGATCATCTACTTCAAATTTTAAAGCACTACAAATATTTTCAATATCATGACCAGCGCCTTTAACAATTAACCATGAAGAAGCATCTCCTGATTTTGAAACTCTTTGTAATTCGTATCCGACTTGTTCTAAAGCATCTAAAAGTCTATATAATAAAGTTTTTACTTTTTTTCCTAATACTACGGGTTCTCCTTTTAAATATGCTTGAGTTCCTAATTCTATTATATCTGAATCTAATTTTATTGATTCTTTAGCATCTATATTAACAGTACCATTAGAAGCTAATGCTATCATTTGTTTACCGAATAGAAAAACTCCATCTTCTTTAGCATGTAGTATCACTCTGTCTGATGATAGAATTATTTGATTATTTTTATATGGAAATTGTGGATTTAACATTTTTTATTTTTTATTAACTAACGTCTCCTCTATTTACTATCCCTCTACCAGCTACATCTCCTTTATTTACTATCGCTCTACCCGCATATTCGTCTTGTTCTAGAGGAGAAATAAATTCATTAGATATAGGAACTTGCTCAGGAATGATAACTGTATTTAATTCTGGATCAGTAGCTATATTTAATATCCACGATCTAATTTGAAAATTACTAAGATCTCTTATAATAATATTTTGAGTAGATGTCATATAGATAGACGATCCACCACTATTTATATCTTCTACAATAGTTGGAGAATTTATCTCTGCATTAGTAGTTAATTTTTTTTGAGAATTAGTAAATATGGTAATTGGATCTCCATTTTTTGATCCTTCATTTTTAGCATGAGCAGACCATGGATTTATAGATCTCAGTTCAGATACTGTAGATCCCATTCTTATAGATTGTCCCCATCGACCTTGAATAATAGTATCGCCTTCGAATGGTCTTAGAGGTTTTAAATTATCTCTCTCTCTAAATGTAACTCCCACTGGTAAGGCAAAGATTGAAGTATCTTGAGGAGTATTAGCAGCTGATGCCATTTGGCTTTTAATATAAGATTCATACTCTTCCATATTTGGAAAAGCATTTTGATGAGGATCATTAAATATAGAAAATGGCGGAAAATAGTATATGTCTTGATTTTGAGCTGAATCATTTAAATCAACAGATGGTCCAGAAACCAATATCACTATCTCAGAAACAACTGGATACTGTCTTATAAATGCATGAATAGGATATGCTTTTTTAACTGCGCTTGCTTTTCCACGCACATTATTTTTACCAGCGTATAATATTTCATACGTTATACAACCAATATCTTTTTCACAAGTGTAATCCGGATCTGGTAAATTATCAGCCATATTTGGACCGAGTACTATTTTTTTTACTCTAGCAATTTGAAGTTGCTTACTGGTGCCCTTTATATTTTGAAATGGATCAAACATTAATTATCTATCTTTTTTACATTGCTAATAGATATCGATTCTACTTCTTTAAATAACTGTTCTATATCTTTTTCTGATAACACTGAATTATCTTGTCCACCAACTTGCACTTTCTCAGCAGCTTTTTGAAACAAAGAAAGTATTTTCATTAACACTTCATCATTCTTTAAACTTGAATCAAAGAATCCTTTAAGCAAAGGTACAATTATAATAGCATCACCAGGAGACGCAATAAGTTCAGATAATCTTTCTATTTCTTGAGAAATTTTATTATCTTGAGATTTATGTTTTTCATAAACTTCTTTAACTAAATCAGATATTTTTTTATCGTCAAATATAGGTTTATCTAAATCCATAAGTTTTATTATAAATATAAACTAGTCTACATTTTCAATGTGCTCATTGAGTATAGACTTATAAATTTCTTTTAATCTCTTTATAACTTTTGTAATAGTAATAGAATTAACGTCGGCTATCTCTTTAACATATATGAATATCGCTTTTTTATTAAAAATGTCTATATTATCTCTTTTTCTAAATATTTCTAATAATGCATCTGCAGCTTTGATTTCTTCTGGTTTCTCAAAAAGATCAAATAGATTATCATCAACTTTTTTAATGAGAATATCTAATATGTTAAGTCTATCAACCGTAGATGGATTTGGATCTTCTATTAAATTATCTATTGTATTAGTTTCATTATGTATTTCTTCAAACTCTGTTCTTGATGTTACTTTTTTATAATTTTTTTGATTATATAGTATCAAATATCTTTTAACAATAGTTCCAAAATATGAGTATGCTTTTCCTTTTGATTGATCATATAAGTCTATTTTTTGTAATAGAAAAGAAATAACTTCATATTTTAAATCTTCTATATTTTCTACATCTGTGTAATAAAATTTAAAAGTGTGGATTATATTTTCTACTAATTTATAAAAAGCATAATGAATCTTTTCATTATATAGTCGATTCTTTTCATCGTAAGTTTCACATTTCCGATATTGTACTATGGCATTTTCAGTATCTTCTGTAAAATACACATTTTTAGTTTTCGGTTTTCTTTTTCTTGGCTTCCCTACTTTAGTTAATTGCAGGCTTTCAATAGGATCAAGTGATGAATCAATATTACTCATTGTCTAAGAAATCTTTTATTTTTGATTGTATCTCTTTTACTGAATCGAACAAAGATATTAATTCTGGATCTGATTGTACCCATATTTTAGAATCTATTTGTTCAACTGCTTTACTAAGATCTTTAAAAGTAGATAGTATCTCGTTAATAAATCGTTGTTGTTTTACTATTGCATTTTCTAATTTAACATTTTTATTATATAAATTATATATTACCCAGCCCAAAATAGTTGTCGGCCATAGTATTATCATTATAGTTGTTATCATATTTTTTTATTTTGATTGATTTTCTATTCGCGATGCTGCCAAATCTGCTTGATGTATTATATATGGTAAATTAGATTTGATTGAAGCGTCTTCTGAAAATGTTATGTAATATGGTTTATTACCTTCTTCATATAATCCATCATGTAATTTTATTGCTAAGAATTCATTCTCAGATACTAGAATATTAGCTTTTTGTAAGTCGAACAAACTTCTATCTGCAACTCTCATATGAATCATTTTATTATTGATTTTATAATGAGCGCCTTGATTTTTCACATGCCAATCTGAATCATTAGGAATATAGAAGGGCTGATCATTTGTGCCTAATTTACCAAGATCATGGTTAAGACAGGAGAACACTAATTCTTCTAATGTATAGTTTTTCTTTTGTTCAAATTTATCCCAAACTCTATCAATAACTAAAGCCATTTCTGTTACTCTAAGAACATGATCTACATATCCTCCTGGAAAACAATTGTGATGAGACTCTTTTGTAGAAGCAGGAGATTCAATTAAAGTTCGCTCTATTTCTTTATAGAACGATAATAATTGTGCTTTTCTTTGTCCAATAATATACTTATCAATATATTCATTGAATTTTGTAACATTAGAAAGCATTTGTTCTGGTGTAAGTTTTATTTTCATAACTGTTTTTATTTTTAATATACTAATTTTTTTATTAATTGCAGCATATTATCTGTCGAGTGACAATAAATGATATTCTTTTGTCTATTGCTATGAACCTTACCAAGTTTTGAATAGTCAGAAGTGAATACAAAAAATGTATTATTATTGATAATACACATAGGATATAATTCACATTTAACTATGTCTTCAAAATTATCACACATTGAAGAATTTTCATTATTACTACAAATTATTTCTGTGAATTCAATATTTTCTATGTTTAGAATCCGTTTAAATTCTTCGCATTTTGAGCAACCGTTAAGAGTCGCTATCGTTAGTCTCTTCATCGTCGTAAGTATTATATTCAGGATCTTTCTTTTCTAAAATGCTATCCCACATAACCAATTCCTCATCAGTCATTGACTCATGAAAAAGCGATATATAGTAATATATAGCCTCAATGTCATTGTTATTTATTTCAATATCATTTACTTTTGATAGAAATTCTTCATTGAAAATGCTGTTGCTGTGGTTGTTTTCCATATACATAAATATTTTACATAGCTGTATTTATACAGGGTGTTATCTTTTTTTTCAAGTGATTCCATTTTAAATTTATTTCTTATTACTTTCGCCCTGCGGAAATTACTCCGTCGTTTTACCGATATTCGAAAGATTTTATAAAATCAATTCTATTTGTATACCTGACGCATATATTAATCTTAACGCCTAGTAGTGCTGTACCTATTAATCTAAAACTCGATCATGGAATCTCACCAAGCTACGGTATAGAGCTTAATATCGCACGTTAACTTTTTAAATATCATTAATTATTTTTTATAAAGGAAAAATTTTTTTATGGTACATAGAAAAAAATATTTTTTAATCCAAAATATAGATTATATTAGATTATGGATAATAGTAAATACATCTTGGGATTATTAGAATCAGTACTTGGAAAATCAAAGCCTGATAAAAATGGAAGTGACCACACATTTCATTGTCCTGTATGTAAACACAAGAAACCAAAATTGGTTGTAAATATAAAAACTGGTCAATATAATTGTTGGACATGCCACCCACCCACTAAAGGCAAAACTCCTGTCAGCTTATTTAAAAAATTGCAAGTCTCTACTGAAATAATAATGGAGATGAAACAATATTTTTCAAATGATAAAACTTCTTTAAAAGATTATAATCCAACTAAAGTGTCTCTTCCAGAAGAATTTATACCACTTAGTATAATACCAAAAGGCATAAATCTAGAATATCGGCACGCTATGTCATATTTAAAAAATAGAAGTATAACTAGTTCTGATATTAAAAAACATAATATTGGATATTGTTCTAAAGGCAGATATAGAAATAGAATTATAGTGCCATCCCATGATAAAGACGGAAACATTAACTACTTCATAGCAAGATCGTTTGAGAAAGAACCAAGGCTTAAATATGATGCTCCAAGCGTTTCAAAAACAGATATAGTAGGTTTTGAATACTATGTGAACTGGAAGATCCCTGTGATTCTGTGTGAAGGCGTATTTGACGCTATAGCCATAAAAAGAAATGCAATACCACTATTTGGGAAAACTATACCAAAAGCATTAATGATAAAATTAGCACAATCAGAAGTAAAAACTGTATATATAGCATTAGATAATGATGCACTAAAAGAATCACTAACTTATGCAGAAAACCTAATTAATATGGGAAAAGAAGTGTATTTAATAGAATTACACGGAAAAGATCCATCTGATTTGGGATTTGAACCTATGATAAAGCTTTTACACGAAGCAAAACAATTAACCTTTTCAGATTTATTTTTAAAAAAAATGCAACAATTATGATTCAAAAATCGAACAATATCTTTCGAGATAAACGTTTAAAAATGATCGTACAAACCGATCCAGAACTAAGACAGATAACTCTTCCAGACGCAAGATATTATCAAAGATCACCAGGAATTTTTTATCCATCAGTAACTACTATACTTGGGTATTTTCCTAAAGGAGCGTTTTTTGAAACGTGGCTAAAAGATTCAGGCCATAATGCAGATTTTATAATGAGAAGAGCAGGAGATGAAGGCACACAAGTACATAATGCAGCAGAGAAGATCCTAAAAGGAGAAGAAGTTCGCTGGATCGAATCAGATGGACACGTAAACTATAATACACATGTATGGAAAATGATTTTAAGTTTTTATGATTTTTGGACTACATATAAACCAACTCTATTACTATCAGAAGAGTTTATGTTTTCTGATGAGCATAAATACTCTGGTACTCTTGATATGTTAGTAGAATTAGAAGGAAAAAAATGGTTAATAGATATAAAAACATCTACATCGATCCACACAAGTCACTATTTACAAATGTCAGCGTATGTAAAAGCTTATGAAGAAAAATATCTACAAAAAGTAGATCATACAGGAATTCTTTGGTTAAAATCAAGTAAAAAAGGTCCAGATAAAACTAAAAAAAGAATTCAAGGCAGTGGTTGGGAATTAAAAGAAGGTGAAAAATCAATTGAAGAGTATTTCCAAATGTTCTTACATACGTATGAAACATATAAAATGATGCATCCTGATCAAGAGATAGAAATGTTAACTCTTCCTAATAGTATTAAGTTATAAGTTGAATATTTATATGTATGGTATCGTTAAAATCTTTGTTTTTAGAAAAAGAAAATTCACAACCTATAGCTGTATTTATGGCTGGTTCTGCTGGAGCTGGCAAAACTTCGTTTAGGAAAAAATATCTAGATAGTATAGGAGATTTTACTATATTAAATATAGATGATGAGTATGAGCCTCTATTGAAAGCGGCTAATTTACCTTTAGATTTTAGAAAATATACTTCATCTGATCAACTTTCTACTGCGGCCAAAGCAATGGGAGCAGCTCAAAAAACGCATAGGCAAAAATATTCTAGTGCTAAAGAAAATTTAGATCACATAATTATTGATGGAACTGGAGCTTCATATAGAGAAGTGCAAAAGAAAAAACAAGAATTAGAAACTCTTGGATATAAAACTTTAATGATTCTTATATTTGTAACTCCAGATGTATCTTTACGTAGAAATATTGTTAGAGGAGAAAAAGGAGGAAGAACACTAATGCCAGCGATAATATTAAGAAGTTGGTCATCTCTTTTTGATAATATTAGTCAATACGAAAATTTATTTGGTAATAATCTTATTATCTATAAGGCGTATGAAGAATCTGATATAGAATTTCCAAACTTTGATCCATCTAGTCAAGAAGTAAAGCAAGCTTTTTTTGATCCTTTTAAAGTTAAAGGAAAAGAAAAATCAGCAGACGAGAAAGCAGAATCTTTACAAAAAATAAAAGATCTTAATGCTAAAATATCGTCTCAGATAACAAAAATAAAGCACGTAGAATTTGACGATCCTCAAACCATAGTTAATAAATTAAATAGATTTGTAAATGCGTGATTACTCTAAAATAGGATTTGAAATAATAGAAGAGTTACTTAAAGAAGTTAATAATAAAACTGGGCCTTGTTTCTTTCCTGGAAAATTTAAGCCTGTCCATAAAGGCCATTTTGAAGCCGCGAATTATTTATCAAAGCAACCAAATGTAAATATGGTGTATGTTATAATAAGTAATGTAGAGAAATTTGGTATAACTGATCAAGACAGTCTTAAAATGTGGACAGATTATTTAAAAGCATCGCCTAATAATAATATAAAAGTAAAAATTTCAACTGAAGGATCTCCTATCAAAGACATTTATAGAGAAGTTAATCAAAATCCTGAATGGCCAAAAATATATGTTGCTGCAGCTAAAGAAGAAGTTGAAAACGAAGGCTACTTCAAAGATTTAATAGCTAAATTTCCAGATCGAGTTGAATCCATAATAATACCAGATCAATTTGGTAGAATAAGTGCTACTCAAATGAGAGATGCACTAAAGAGAGGAGATTTCAAAAAATTTGCTGAGTTTTTACCAGCAGCGGCATATAATAAAGGCATTACTAAAGACGTTTTCGGAATGCTAACAAAGATTATAAAATGACAAATGAACAAAAAGTAGAGATAATAAAAGACTTCTTACTTTATTGTAAAGAGTTTTTAGATATAAATAAGCTTCCTAAAATAAAACTTATAACAGATCATGATTGGGTTGTATCTCAAAGAAGCTTTGGTCGCTACGAACCAAGAAAAAATACACTTTTTGTGTATATTGGTAATAGAAATTTAGCGGATATATTTAGAACAATATCCCATGAACTAACACATCATAAACAAAATGAAGAAGGACGTCTTTCAGCAGGATCTGGCGCTACTGGAAGTGATATAGAGAATGAAGCCAATGCATATTCTGGTATAATAATGAGAAATTATGGTCAAACAAATGCACTAATATATGAATCAAAATTGATGAATATATTAGAAATGCCAAAAAATACTAGATTTACTATATTTTGTGATATGGATGGAGTTTTATGTGATTTCAATGCTCAATTTGATCATTATTATGGAAAATCTCCAACAGAATATTCAAAAGAAAAAGGTCCTGAGATATTGAGACAAGCTGTAAATGAAATAGGAGAGAAATATTGGTCTCAAATGCCATGGCATCCAGGTTCACAACTTCTTTGGGACTATATTAGTGAATATTCTCCTATTATAATAACTAGTCCTAGTACATTTGAATTCGCACAAAAAGGAAAATTAGAATGGATAAAAACCCATTTAAATCCGCAACCACAAACAGTAATATTTAAACAAACAGGAAATAAACACGATGTATTTAGTGATTATGATCCTAAAAAATCTATATTAATAGACGATTATTTTAGAAATACAATGCCTTGGAAAGAAGCAGGCGGCGTAGGAATAACATTTAGAAATCCAACAGACACAATATCAATACTTAAAAAATTTGGTTTATGAGCGTAAAAAAAGAGTTTTCGAAAAGCACAGTACAAAGAATGAGAAATATTATCACTGGGAATGCAGGTGATAAGACCCAAATACAGACTGGATATGAAAAACATAAAGTTGAAAAACAAGAAGGCGACATTTGGGAAGAAGAAGGTAAAAAATGGACTATAAAAAACGGAATAAAACAATCAATTACGAAATTTGATCGATTTAAAGACATTGCAAATATTCCAATATCTTGCCCAAAATGTAAAAAGCCATTTAAACTTAATGATATTAATAAAAAAATGTATTCTATTCATAGAATGTGTTTAAATTGCGTAACAGAAATAGAAACGCAAATAAAATTAGAAGGAAATTGGCATGAATATAAATCTAATATCATGAATAATAATAAAAATGCAAGTCTAGAAGACTTTGAAAAGTTTATTGATTCTTGGATGCTAGAGAATAGTAGTTTTGTTGCTGAAAATGGAGATGTAGAAAGTTGGAGTAAGGTGGATAAGACAAAAGCATATGAAGAAATTAAAAGCAATATACAAAAACTTAAAAACACCAAAATATAGAATATTTATTAATAAAAATAGGCAATGCCATATTCTATAGATAGAAAAAATAAGTGCGTCTACAAAAAGAAAGCTAATGGATCAAGAGGAGAAAAGGTCGGATGCACAAAAGGAAGTCTAAATGATTATGTAGCAGCCTTACAAATACATGCAGAAATGAAAATATTTAAAAAGAAAACATTAAAAGAGCAATTAGAAAATCCTAAAATCCCAGGAGCGCTTAATCAACTCTATGCAGTTCAAAAACCATATTCTGGTTGCGAATTAACTTCATTAGTTAGACCTATTGATCCTCTTATGGGTATCGGAGCTGGCCATGAATTAGTACCCGATCAAATACATGCGGTATTTGCAGATGAAGATATGGCAAATGATGTTGCATCTGATCTATATGAAATGCATTCCAAACATCAGCAAGCTTTAGAAGAGAAAAAAGGCGATGTTAGTGACAAATTGAAAAAAGCTATCGATGTTTTAGAGAAAAAAAGAAAAGAACATATGGAATTGGCTAAAGAAGATCCTAAAAATGCTTCTAAGCACAGAGAACATATAGCTCAAATAATGGATAAAGTAGACGACTTTATGACAAAGCTAGAAAAAATAGAAAAGTCTAAAAAAGAAATAGTAAAAGAAGAAGATAAAAAGAAAAAAATTAAAAAATAATGGAACAATTTGTAAAATTTGTATCGACTCTATTTGCTAGTCGTACCCAAGCGCATGTATTTCATCTACAAACTAGAGGTCCAGGATCTCTTGCAAAACATAAAGCTTTAAATAGTTACTACGATGAAATTGTTGGATTAGTTGATGGTCTTATTGAAAGCACTCAAGGTAGATATGGAATAGTACGTGGATATAGCGGACCTTCTCAGTTTAAAGAGGATGACGAACCTTTAACTTATTTTCAAGCGCTTTGTCAATACGTAGAAACTATGAGAAAAAATATTCCTCAAGACAGCTATATTCAAAATGAAGTAGACGAAATAGTTAAATTGATAGAAAGTACAAAGTATAAACTTGAAAATTTACAGTAATGCATCATTTATACGAATTAAACGAAGGGGAATTTTGTCCGATGTGTTTGAAAGAGTATATCTTAGAGCACGTATCTAAATTAGAAGAGGCTGAGTATAAAGGACGAACAGTCGCATTAGGAAAACCTATGGCAGGCGATGTAAAGAAATTTAAAGTGTACGTAAAAAATAATAAAGGCAACGTAGTTAAGGTAAATTTTGGACAAAAAGGCGTTAGAATAAAAAAGAACAACCCAAAAAGACGTAAAAGCTATAGAGCAAGACACGGATGCGATAAGAATCCAGGTCCTCGTTGGAAAGCAAATTATTGGAGTTGTCGCAAATGGTAAAAAATGAAACTAAAAGACTTATTAGAAATATCAGGACAAGGATTTACTACTAAACAGACATCGTTTGATAAAGATACTGGTAAAATAGGCTGGGACGTAGAATATTTTCCAGATTTCTCTGAGATTTTAGATAGTATTGATAGCACTTCTAAAGCTCTAGAAAAAACTATACACGATTATAGCATACAAGACGAAGAGATTGCAACAAGTTTAAAAGGTCTAAAAGCAATAAAATCAATCCTTTTAAAAACATTAGAAAAAAACCACCCTGATTATATAAAAGACTATCATAGTAAAAAATAGATAAATTATGAGTATTAAATTATCATCTTTATTAAAAGAAGATTTCAATGGAGACACATACAATATTGGAATGAAGCAGTATACTACTTCTAGAGCCAAAATGTCTCAAGTTGAATCAGAGAAAATAAAAGGTGCAGACGGTACGCCTTGTTGGAGAGGTTATAGATATGCTGGTACTGAAAATGGAAAAGATAAATGCGTCGCTATGGGAGAAAGCAAAATGTGTAATGAGTGTGGAGGAATGATGTATGAAACTATGTGTATGGAATGTGGATGGGAAGAAGATATGATATTACCTCATGATAATGAATTTGATATGGAACAAGAGCCAAGTCAAGACCATGAAGTGGGTATGGCTCAAAATTTATTACAAGATATAATAAAAAACGCAACTGAATTAGCTGAAAAAATAGGAAATGAAGAGATAAATCTACCAGGTTGGATTCAAGATCATATATCCCAATCACAAAATTATATAAGTCAAGCTAACGTAGGCTACCACACACTATAATAAAATGAAGATACATAAATTATTACAAGCATTACTTCTAAAAGAAGACAATACTGAAAGAATGGATTTGCCTCCAAAAACTTTCGAAGACGATCCAATGAATTTTATTCTTAAAAAGTATAGCACTTTGAATGATATACTCATAGAAGTAATGGGAGATAACTACAAAGAGTATTTATTGGGCATCTATGTAATAGCAGATAAACCAAGTTGTTTTAAAATAGTTTTACACAATAATCAATATTTTTTTATGACGTTTATGGGCAAAGCTTATCAAGCTACCATAGCTGGTAAAAATTATTTTCTATTAAATGTTGGTGAGAAGCAAAGAGCAATGATTGCTATAACTAGATTGCTAAGATGGGGAAGTCCTCTAAAAACAAAAGGCGCAGAAGGAGCAGAGCAAGACGCAACAGCTGAGGATACTGGAACAGAAGAAACTCCACCAGCAGAAACAAGCGATACTGGAGCAGAAGGCGGAGAAGAAGAAACACTTGCTGAAACAAAAAATGTTTTAAGTCTTTTAAGAAATGAAAATAGATTATCAGAATTAGCTAGAAACACATATAATATTCTAAGTGATGATGCAAAAAAAATAGCTCAAGATTTATTAACTAGAGTCCCTAAAATTAAAAGATCACAAATTAAACCTGCAAAAGCCAATCACATAGTAATTTATAATGATGATAGGGAAAACGTAGTATCTGATATAGAAAATTTAGGAATATATGGAAAACGTATAGATAGATCAGGAGGTTTCAAAATTAAAACAAAAAGCGGAGAAAAAATTACTATAACAGTTAAGCGAGATAAAACAAGTGGTGAATATTATGAATTAAAGCCTCAAGCTTTAGGAGTAGATTTAGACGTTTTTGTACCGATAAAAACATTGAGATCTGAATTAAAAACTGGTATTGAAAATCATCCAAAATTAAACCCTTCACAAAAACAATTTTTACTTGGTATGATGGGTTTCGCAAAGCCATCTCAAAGAGTTATTAATTTCTGTTTGCAAAATAAAAAATTTATAGCCGAAATAAATAAAAATTTTGGAGAACCTCTAGGTTCTATATTGTATGCAGAAAAAATAAATGGTAAAGAGGTATTCTTTCCAAAAGCTGGAAACTATCCAATGATAGATTATAGAGTTAAAAAAGCAAACGGTCGAATTGTTGATGTTAGTGCAAAAGCAGAAGGTATAAAAGGAAATGTCGTTAAATTTGGAGACGTATTGAAAAAAATACGAGAAAAAAATATAGAAGATCAAATGACTAAAGATCAAAAAATAATTTTTGACACAGTATTATCTTCACAAGAGGGAGAAAAAGTAAATGTAGCAGTTAAGATTTTAAGACTCGCAGATAAATTTGGAAAACCCGAAACTAAAAATAGATACAAAGAATTTTTGAGAGACAATCCTGGATTTTTAGATTCTTCTAAAAAAGATCTTGAAAAATGGCCTAAATATGGATACGATTCAAGAACAATGGCATCAATACAAAAAGATATTTGTAAAGATATTAATAATAACCCTGAATTAAATTTTTCAAAACTATTTCAACAAGCTGTTGGTATAGTATACGTAAAATTTGAATTCAATAAACAGACTTTAGAACCTAAAGTGAATGAGTATAAGTCCGAAGATATATCAGTATATCTCGAATCAAAAGCAAGTTTCGATCACGTAGGCGAAAATATAGGATTTCAAATTCAAACTAAAACTCACTAAATGTCATTCAATTTACAAAAATATCTAATACAGAACAATTTAACTCTGAGAGCTGTTAGAGCTCTTAGGGAAGAAGAATCTGATGAGGAAAAAGAACCATCGAAAGAAGATTTAAAGTCTACAGAAACAGACATGAGACAGCTGGATAAAGACAAACAACAATTAAAGCTGCTTCAAGCCAAAGTAAAAGACATTATTTTCAAGTTCACAAAAGATACTCCAAAAGGAAAAGTATTAACTGATGTGACTGCATACAAGAAAGCAATTGGCAATCTTCCAGCTAAAGTAAAAGAATTACAAAAGAAAATAAAAGATATAGAAAATCCATCGACAGAAGAAAATGAAGAAGACTAATATAATACTGTTAACTGAATTAATGAGAGAAATCTCGTTTGAAAAAGGACATGCTGCGTCTGATAGTTTATATGACATGTCAAATTCAGCTCTAGCTAATATAGATATAGATACAGATTTAGATAAGGGAACAACAGATGATGAAGGTGATTATCAAGAGCTATCAACTAATCACAAAGTATTTGTAAAATCATTAGCAAAAAAAACAACAGCTATTGCGCAATCAGGAGGATATACGTTATTGTTAAAAAATGGTGCTAAATCTGAATTTGAATATTTTTTAGTAAATAAATCAGCAAAAAAAATAGGAGAATTTTTTGTAGCGTCTATGAGAACTGATATAACCACTTATCGTAGATATAATCTACAAAAAGCTTTTGATGTAGTAGTAGAAACAGTACATTGGTCAAATTTAGCGAGCGAATTAAGAGGTCAAGGCATTGGAAAACTATTATACACATTAGTATATGATTATGTGAAAAGCAAAGGTAGAGCATTTGGAAGCGATTATATGTTATTTGAAGGATCAGCAGGAATGTGGATGACATATATGCCAAAATTAGCTCCCTATTTTGGAATAGTATTGGATGGAGTAATATTACCAGTATCAAAAGAAGAGTTAACTATAAAAAATAAACCCATCTTTGATATGTTTGGACTTGATGGTTTTATAGCTATGGAAAATCCTCCAAAATTAGTAAGAAAAATCATGCATAATGTACAAGGCCTTTCATATATAGGCGGAGAATATGGAGTTGCAAAATCTTACGCCAGCATTAACGATATAATTGAAGTAGATATACCGAGAGAGAGAGACTTTAAACCTGGAATGAAAGATCCCAAACCAAGAAAGGTGAGGTTTATAGATTACGTAAGCGAATTCAAAACAATAAAAGATCTTCTTAAATCAGAAGTTGAAAATATAGTTGACGAAATTGATACTGCTAAAAAGAAAAAAAATATAAAAGCACTAATATTTGCATTTGCTGATGCAATGGTAGTTGTAAAACAAACTCCAAATGGATTAGTTTCAGTAGTAATATAATCTATGAAAAAAAACATATTATATATTATTCTAGCTATTATCGCGGTATACTTTCTTGTATGGATATTTACACCAAAATTTGAAATGCCAATTGAGTATAAAAATCTTATAGATTCTCTATCTAAACAAAATGATCAATTACAGAGGCAACAAAAATTAATAGATAGTGCGTTCAATTTATATAGTAATAAAGTAGATTCAATAGATAATAAAATTGATAGTATTAAAGAAAAAACTATTATCATTAAAAAGTATTATCATGAAATAAGTGCTAAAGTAGATACGTTTCAAACATCACAATTAGATTCATTTTTTAACGCAAGGTATCCAAAACCATGAAATATCTATTAATTATATTAATATCACTATTACCGCTAGCAACAAAATCTCAAGATACCGCTATTAAAATGTCTATCGCAACTGCTAGAAAGGTCGCTAAAGATTTAATAGCGTGCGATAGCGTTAAAGCCATATTTGAATTGACTAAAGATCAACTTAAATTAACAGAAAACAAAGTTGAAATCAAAGATAGCATTATACAATCGTATAAAGTAAAGTGTTCTATATATGATACAATAGTATCAAACGAAAAAAAGAAATTTGATGAACAAAATAAGTGGATTCAACAAATTTCAAAAGATAATAAAACTCTCAAAGTTAAATTAACATATACTAAAATATCAATGGGAGCTATTATATTGTTTTTAGGATATTTACTTGCTAAGTAATTTAGTTTTATCACTAAATAGTTATTTGATCTTAATAACTGTATAAAATATATATTTATACAATAAAGCTAGCATTGTCTGAACAAAATACGATAAGAGAAAAAATAAAGGAAGAGTTTGTAAAATGCTCTCAAGATCCTGTACACTTCATGAAGAAGTATTACATGATCCAACACCCTCAAAGAGGCAGACAATTATTCGATCTATATCCATTCCAAGAAAAAGTTCTAAAGCTTTTCCAAAAATATCCAGACAGCATCATCAATAAATCTAGGCAGTTAGGTATCTCAACGCTAGTATCGGCTTATTCTTTATGGTTAATGATTTTTAATAAAGATAAGAACGTACTCGTTATTGCAACTAAACAAGATACTGCAAAGAACATGGTAACTAAAGTACGATTTGCTTATGATAATTTACCAGTGTGGCTAAAGATTGGAGCTAATGCAACAGAGAATAACAGATTAAGTTTACGATTAACTAATGGATCTCAAATAAAAGCAGTATCAGCAGCAGGTGATGCTGGTCGTTCTGAAGCAGTATCACTGCTCGTGATTGACGAGGCCGCATTTATCGATAATATTGAAACTATATATACAGCGGCTAAAATGACTTTGGCCACCGGTGGTGGATGTGTAGCGTTATCAACACCTAATGGTGTAGGTAATTGGTTTCATAAAACATATACTGCAGCACAAAAACAAGATAATAATTTCATACCAATATCATTACCTTGGACCGTACATCCTGAAAGAGATCAAACATGGAGAGATCAACAAGATGTAGATTTAGGAAAAAGAAATGCATCGCAAGAATGTGATTGCGACTTTTTAAGCTCAGGTAATACTGTTATAGATCCAGAAGTTTTAACTTGGTACGAACAAAATTTGATACAAGAACCTATTGAAAAAAGAGGCATTGATAAATCATATTGGATATGGGAATATCCTGATCCAATGAAATATTACGCTGTAATAGCTGACGTTGCTCGAGGAGATGGATCAGATTTTTCTGCTTTTCATGTAATAGATATAGATAATTTAGTTCAAGTTGCAGAATTTCAATCTCAATTAGGAACTAGAGAATATGCTAATACATTAGTAGCAGCTGCTATGGAATATAATCAGGCCATGCTTGTTGTAGAAAATAATAATATTGGATGGGACGTTGTTCAATCTATAGTAGAAAGCGGATATGCTAATATGTATTATAGTCTGAAGACAGAAGGAAATTCTGACTTTGTTACTTATATAAACAAATATCAAAGATCAGATGGATTAGTTCCAGGTTTTTCTATGAATCAAAGAACTAGACCATTAGCGATAGAGAGAATGAGGGATTGTATAGAAAATAAAGTTGTAATAATAAGGTCTCGTAGATTGTTAGAAGAGTTTAGGGTTTTTATATGGAAGAACAATAAACAACAAGCGATGAACGGCTATAACGATGATTTGGTTTTGTCTTTTTCTATGGGAATGTATCTAAGAGAAACCTCTTTGAGATATAGAAAGACAGCAGAAAGCCTAACATATAGCGCTTTAAATGCATATTCAAAAGTTACAGGAGAAAATGTATTATATAATGCAAATAGCTATGTGAATCAAAATCCATGGTCTATGAAAATAAGTAATTCTCAAGGTCAAGATAATGAAGACTTGAGTTGGTTAATATAAAATAAAATTATGGAAGAACAAAAAAAACAAAATAATCTGTTTTCAACATTAAGAAGGTTATTTTCAACAGACGTTATCATTAGAAATAATGGCGAAGGCTCATTAAAAGTAATAGATGTTGACAGAATACAGACTAATGGTGTAATACAAACAAATGCATTGGTAGATAGATTCCACAAAATCTACACAACCTCTACAGCGTATGGAGTAAACCTAAACTTAGCGCAAAACTATCAATCAGCAAGAATTCAAATATATGCAGATTACGATGCGATGGATACTGATGCTATTGTGGCATCGGCTTTAGATATTATCGCAGATGAATGTACACTTAAGAATGAAGCCGGCGAAGTATTACAGATTAGATCATCAGATGAAAATATACAAAAACTTCTATACAATTTATTTTATTCAGTTTTAAATATAGAATTTACTCTATGGTCTTGGATAAGAAATATGTGTAAGTATGGAGATTTCTATTTAAAAATGGAAATTGCTGAAAAATATGGAGTATACAACGTTATACCGTTTTCTGCTTACAATATAATAAGACAAGAAGGATATAATATAGAAAATCCTAATGAAGTAAGATTCAAATATGATCCACTTGGAGCGCTAGGTACAACATCAGGTTTCTCCTCAGCTTACAATAATGAAGATCCAGGAGTTTACTTTGATAACTTTGAAATGGCTCACTTTAGGTTAACTGGAGATGTAAATTACTTACCTTATGGAAGATCTTATTTAGAACCAGGAAGAAAATTATTTAAGCAATATACGCTTATAGAAGATGCGATGTTAATTCATCGTATTACAAGAGCCCCAGAACGTAGAACTTTTTATGTAAATGTTGGTGCTATTCCTCCAAACGAAGTAGAAAACTACATGCAAAGGATGATTAATAAGATGAAGAAGACTCCTCTGATAGATCCTGCAACTGGTCAATATAATTTAAAGTATAATCAACAAAATCTTTTAGAAGATTTCTTCATACCAGTTCGTGGTAATGATAATACTACAAGAATTGATACTGCAAAAGGCCTTGAATACAATGCTATTGATGACGTAACATATTTTAGAGAGAAATTATTTGCTGCTTTAAAGATACCAAAAGCTTTCATGGGATATGAAAAAGATTTGACTGGTAAAGCTACTTTAGCGGCTGAAGATATTCGTTTTGCGAGAACAGTTGAGAGAATACAAAGAATAATAGTGTCAGAATTAACTAAAGTCGCTTTAATTCATTTATATGCTCATGGATATACTAATGAATCAGCTGCTAATTTCACGCTATCGTTAACAAACCCTTCTATAATATATGAACAAGAGAGAATAGCTCTATTTAAAGAAAAAGTAGAATTAGCAAAAAGTGCAATGGAAGGTAATCTACTTCCAAAAGATTACATTTATGATAAAATATTCCAATTCTCTGAAGATCAATACGCAGAATTAGAAGATATGATCGTAGAAGATAAGAAAAAAGGCTTCAGACTAAAACAAATTGAAGAAGAAGGTAATGATCCAGCTGAAACCCAACAAGTGTTTGGCACTCCTCATCAATTAGCTAGTCTATATGGAGGAAAAATGGACGGTTCAGTAGATGTGCCAAAAAATTATGATGAAGAAAGCCAAGAAGGACCAGGCAGACCTAAAAAATACCAATCAAAAATAGGTACAGACGCTTCTGCTTTTGGTAGAGATCCTCTTGGAAAACATGATATGAAAAAGAAAGACGATCAAGGCGAAAATGACAAATTAAAAGTTCAATATAAAGGATCTTACATCAATTATGAAAGCACTATGGGAGAATATGCGAAGAATAAAAAAATGTTAGATAAGCTTGGCAGAAAAACAAAATTATTTGACGGACCTAATTTATTAAGCGAAGATAATATAAAAACAGATTTACCGTAATTATTTATATTTATTAATAGTATAAAATTCATA